GGGCTGATCGTGCTGTGCAGAATGGCTTTGCAGCATTGGAATCCATGCCTGATTGGTATCAGTACACGCTAGGTGTAATTGTTGCTGCAAGCTTTGGCGTTCGATCAGCAACTAAATTTTTCGGAGGGAAGAAATGAGTTATAAACTAGGAAAGCGCAGCTTAGAAAGGCTGGAGGGTGTTGACGAGCGGATGCAATCAGTTGTCCGGTACGCCATATCGGTGACCAAGCAAGACTTCTCTGTGATCTGTGGACTCAGAACCATCGAGGAGCAACGTGCATTGGTTGCTAAGGGCGCTAGTCAAACCATGAAAAGCAAACATCTTGACGGATTGGCCGTTGATCTTATGGCGTATGTTGATGGTGGGCGTTGGGAATTAAATCTTTATGACGAGATTGCAGACGCAATGGCCGAGGGCGCAAGAGCGATTGACGTTGGTATTTGCTGGGGTGCTGCTTGGTCAACTGCATCTTTGCCATACCCTATGGATATGCGGCGATGGAATGGCACAATGGAAGATGCCATGAATGCGTATGTAGATAAAAAACGCGATATGAAAAAACGCGCATTTATTGATGCCCCTCATTTTGAATTGATAGTCTAATGAAACGTAAGTTTGCACCTGTTCCCAAGGATAAAAAGTCTGGCATTCCCAAGAAGTATGTGAAGGGTTCGAAAGATCCTGATGCAACCCGGCGTGAAATTCTACGAACCAGGGCGCTGTATCGCATGGGTAAGCTTACACCGGAAATGATGGATAAGATCAGCAAGCAACGGAGCAAGCGGTAATGGCAAAGTTTAGCGGCATACCTGGGGCAGATCGGTTTAGCTCTGCGACCTTGAACAAAGTTTATAAGCGCGGTCTTGGTGCTTATTACAGCAGCGGTTCTCGGCCAAAGGTATCGGCTCATCAATGGGCGATGGGGCGTGTAAAGTCTTTTGTGTCTGGTAAGGGTGGCGCAAGAAAAGCTGATAAAGATCTATTGAAAGGATAGCAGAATGCCGTATGAAAAGTATTCTCCCAAGCAAAAGAGATTGGCGGCGATGGCCGGTGATCGTAAGAAGATAACGGCTGCGGATCTCAAGGCTGTTGCTAAGAAGCGTATGCTGAAGAAAGGAAAAGCATAATGCCCTACGGTAAAGGAACATACGGATCTAAAGTTGGCAGACCATCAAAGGCTGATAAGATGAACCCGACTTTGAAGAAGATGGCCATGAAAAAAATGAAGGCAAAAAAGAAAAAGACCGCTTGAAGTTACGGTCTTAATTTGCTTTATTCCCTTCGAGGGTGGCATTCCATTAACAAGTTTTTTGTGTAAACTGCTCCACTGAGCTTGTGGTTTTGTTACTCGCAGTAACCGTCACCCTCACGATTACATTGGCTTGCCTTGTATGTGCAAATTGCGCAAAAACTTTTCCAATTCCTTACGCGCTCTCCATAAATTCTGCTGAACATTAGGATGTTTTGTACCGGTGCGAAGATAAGCTTGGAGACAGCGTTCTTCCTCCCGCTTTAGATGACGTAAAAGTGCGTGATCTTGGGGTGTGAGTTCTAGCATTCTCTACCTCTCTGCGCATGTAACATTCGGCACAATATGTGTCATAGTCTGTTTTTATCAGAGCATCCTTGCCGCAGTCCAAACATTTCTCAGTCATGGTCTGGCCCTCGGCCTAATCGCAGAAGAAACAACATCTGTTTCCACGCAGGTCATAAAGATGTCATTGCCGTAGAGCTTGACAATGTGATCGTAGATTGGATCAGCCAACCCCTGATCCATTACTTGCTGACAGTGGCTCTCTGAGGCGTAGACGATGGACGCTAGTGGCGCTGCATCATACGCTGCCATTTCATAGTCAATCATTAACACAGTGAAAAACTCAATCATCCTTGCGTCTCCCATCTTTGAATTTGATCTTGTGATGCCGGGCTACATTATCAACTGAGTTCCAAGTAACGCCCATTGCTTGTGCTGTTTGCATCTTTGTTAATCCCTGACGCGCATATGATTCATATTCTTCTATGCTGAATCCTTTGCGTCCCCGTATGGTGTCTGTGAATAGCGGCCAATCCAGAGAATAACGCTCCGCCATGCTTGAGATTGAGGTTGTTGCTTTGCCCAGAACCATTGCCGCTTGTGATCGGCTCATTCTTTTATCAATCATTTCTTGCAGCAACGCGGCGCGTTTTGTGTGCATATCTTGGGTTATGCTTGCCCATCTCTCTTGCCAGTTCATTGTGATTGCAACCTGAATGTTTTCTCAACCTGCTTCATGCTTTCATCTGATAGCATATCGATGTGCGCGAAGTTGGCTTCCCACAGTTCCTCAAACTGTTTCTTGGATCTTTTCTGCGCTCCGTATGACCGGGCAAGATTGATAACTGCCTCACGATATTCTTCATCTGTCTGGCATTTCTGTTTCTCTGTGCCATTGTGATAGAACACTGTCCAAGGTGCCGCTTGTGATATCTCTGTTTCATGTGAAACATTCTCCGGCTCAAGAGGCTGGACGCTGATATCCGGCGTGGCTTTCTGTTCTTCCATTGCTTTTTCCTTGCGAGAAACTGCCGCGATTTCATTGGCACTTGCATAAGATCCACCATGCAAACCAAGTGACGCCAGAGCGCGACCGATCGCAGATGTTTCGCAGTTTTCTAACGCCGATGTTTTGTTGACGTTGCTGGAACCTCTGATTTCCTCAGCCATACCGCTTCCGATTGTCTGGCCCTTGTGCGTTACGATAGCCTTCACAACCACACGCTTCCCATCGTCCACCAATATCTCGGTATCGATCCCCATATGCTCACCAAAGGCCATGCGGAATTGTTCAACGCGCACAAATACTTCTGTGTATTTCTTGCCGCCGCGCTGGGTGACGCCGTGCGTTCTGTTTAAATCGTTCACGGCTTTCATTGCATCGATTAGATTACTCATTTTATCCTCACTGTTACGCCGGGGTTGCCGACTTCTACATTTGCGCCGGGAACAAACTCACCGGCTTCTAATTGCTGTTTGATTGCTGTGAGATCCGGTGTTTCTGTGATCTTCATAAGCTGAGAAGGTATCTCGCTCGGATCTTCAATGACAACTTTCTGTCTGGGCTTGGTGCGCGAGACTGTACCGAGCGGATGATCCGCTTTCTTTAGACCCATAGCGTCCAGCAAATGCCCTATGACTTGCGTTGTGGCGTCTGCTCTGGCATCGTATCGCTTTGCGCGTTCCGTGTACTGTGCGGCCATCTCCTTGGCTGCTTGCTGACTTGCCTTGGCCCACTGTCTTTGCTCAATCAGCTTGCCCAAGACGTCCATTGCGTCTGTCTCACCATCCAGTGTGTCCAGAAGCGTGTCCTCATCATCGCCGCAGATCTCTCGGATACTGTCGGACATGCGTTTAATTTCTTCAAAGTTGATGTACATTTTCCTTCCTTTTTTGCAGCATTGAATTTACACTGAATGTGCGAAGCCCGGTGCAGGTGCTTACGTTATCGCTGGTCCCACACTGCCTCAAGGAGAACAGCCCACTGAGTACCTGCAATCTCCTCCCTGACACGCGCCGGGCCACCTTATGCGCCGTTGTGTTTTCATTCTCCTGTTCCCCGCAGCGGCGCATCTTTTTTGCATCCTAATCAAAATCTTCTGGCCCCAACTCAGGCAGGTTTCTCGCAAGTTGCAATTCGCTCGGCTGTGATCTTAGACGAAAGAAACCAAGATGTTCTGGGTATATATCCATGAACCACCGGGCATAGAGTGCGCTGAAGTTGTTATTTATCTTAAACGTAGACCTTCCTTCGTCGTCTGCCTGGTCTGTTTCCCACCGAATCCGCTCAAAGACTCCCTTTGCGGAATAGTTATTGAACCCACGCCCGATTACCTCGGACGTGAATTTTACAAAATACTCCCAAACTTTGGGGTTTTCCTTGTGAAACTGGATTGCAGCTTCTTCGATCTCTTCGTATCGCGTTTTCATGCTGCGTCCTCCTGATCGCCTCGCAGCTTTGAGGCTATCTCTTCAATCGGCTGCAGATTTACACCGAAAGCCTCGGCGCATCCACGATACCGACTGAGCCAACGGGTCAAATCCGCTGCGGCTTGCCGCCTTAATTCAGCCCTTGATGTCTCATCTTCTGGGTTATACGGAACATAGCCGCCGCCCTTACGTCTGTTTGACATTGGGCTGATGAAGGCTGGCGCTTCGTAGCTAATGACTGTCGCAAGCTTGCTGATATCTACCTTTTCAACAGGTGGGATGTGAATTTGTATCCGCAATCCGCTGACCAATTGACGAGCCAAAGCCATGCGATATTGACGCGCTGCTTCTTTGTCGCCGGTTCCAAAGAACCTTTCATAACAAGGATGGTCTGGTTTATCTTCAAGCCATTCTGTAAACTCATCAACCTTGAACATATTGCGCCTGGTTTCTGTGAGGTAGCTATCAACTATCTCTTGACGCTCATCCTTGTTCCATATTCTGTCTATTCTTTCTTCCATTTTTCTTCCTTCCTTTTGTTGGATGGTGAGGGATCAGCACGACCCCCCACCTTGGTTTTAGCTTTGCTTGCCACACCGGACCGCATCACACCGGGCCGCGCCACGCCGGACCCCGACCGCCTTGCCTAAACAAGCCACACCAAATCTAACCTTAGCGCACCTTAACAAACCATGCCGAGCCGAACCATGACCGCCTTGCCTTAACAAGCCTGACCTGCCCCGCCGTACCGCGCCACTCCACGACCGCCGTACCTTACCGGATCTAACCAAACCGTGTCGTACCGTAACAAACCCAGCCGAGCCATGACCGCCTTGCCTTACCGTGTCGTTCGGGTGGACAACGGCAAAGTATCCACCCGTATTGCTTGCCGATAACATCTCCTTATGCTGCCATTCTGCGAGCGCGTTCTTCATCCAAGAAGCCCATCAACTCTGCTGTCATTTCATCCGCATACTCTGGATAATCCAACGCATACTTTTGTTCTTCCATTCCAAACTTGGTGATGCGCTTCCAATCGTCCTTGTAGTCTTTCCAATTCGGCAACTCTTCGCCGGTTACTGTAAAGCAACCATATGCCCCGCGCCCTTTCTCTTGTCGAAAGTCTCCAAGTCCAATGATAGAACCCGCATTCTGTAGAAGGGTGAAAACATCTGAGGCTGAAAGTGTAGGCATCACAAACTTGATGTCAATCTCTGCGCACCATTCCGGCAAGTAAGCCCTCGTTCGCATGTCTGGCGTCTTGTTTATGTTTGCCATTCGTACCGTGTCGATCTTCAGATATGGCTTGCCATAGATTTCTGTCTGCAATTGTGGCAAAAACAGAAGGCGCTGTGCATTTGTTCTCGCAACTCCCTTTGTTTCAATGGCCGCTGTAGACATTGCTTGCTTGATTGCCGCCGGGGGAAAATACAGATGTGTATTCCCATGGCTTTTTTTATACACGGAATCCCGAAACTCTTCTTCTGGATTGTGTTTTATCTCGCGCTTTTCCGCTGTGGTTTTTGGCGTACCGCCTATGAGCAAATCGCGCTTGGCCTTGATGCTCATTGAATTGTAGTAAAATGGGGTCGCTCCGATAAGTCGCAACTTTATTTCACCATGTTTTAGCGCGGTAACTAACGCGCCCTCTGTGGACTTTTTAACTGGCATTTCTTCCTTCCTTTCTGTCAGTTTCAATTTCTCCGCTTCCCTTACAGATCAAACAATCATCCCACTTTGTATCGATATACCCGATATCTCGTGTGAAGCTTTGGGGCCGGGGGATTTCATATTCAACCTGGCCGTCCCCGTCACAATATGGGCAGATCATTGCAAGATCCCCGCAATCACCATGCAACCATAAAAGATTGCAAACAAACAAACCGCACCCACCATATCACCGATAAAGTTTTTCATTGTATCGATTCCCATCTTTCTTTAGTCATTTGTCCTTGCCAGCCGTGGCCGGTTGATGTGTCAGATACATAGACAGTTGCGCTTGGTATCCAGCGCCCGCCGTTATCAAACCATTCAGTCAGGCGCTCATATGTGGCAACGCCTTTGTTGCCCCAGCTATCGCGCGTTTCTTTTGTTTTGATCTCTAAAGCTTGCATTGCTACGCCTCCGTTCACTTGCATTACGCCGCTTGCTTGTTGTTGGTGTATTGGTGCCAAGCATTCACGCCCTCCATAAATGCTCTGATCCAATCGTAAGTTTCACGCGCCGTGCCGCGTGGGCTGATGTCACGCTCACCGCCGCCAGAATTGCACATTTGAGAAAGACGATAGCCACCGTATGCGCAATCAAGAACAAATGTATTAGGGTTTGCATGATAGCGACCGTCAAGACCTTTTGACCAAGCTTCTGTACGATAGCCAAAAGTTTGATTAAGTAGTTCAATTTGCTGGTACAGATCTTTTTTCGTAATGCGTGTCATGTCGTTTCCTTCCTGTAAAAAACAAATCACAACTTGATAGATAAGTGATATCGGTTTATGTGTCAATAGTGATATCGCAAGAAAAAGGAAAAAAAATGTCAAAAAAACGCTTAGTTGCTGAAAACATTGTAGTTTTTCACACTCGAATGCCCGCCGAAACAAAGGAAAAGCTGGATCTCTATGCAGATAAGATGGGCGAAAGTGCTGCGCGGGTGCTGTCAAATCTGGTAGATCAACACCTGCCCAGCACAAAACCGGCGGTCACTTTCACAGAAAACGATGACCAAGTTGATCTTGAAACATGGCTCCGCAATCATGAGTAAAAGCATACACAAGGTAAGTTTCTGGTTGGCTGAGACGCCCATCGGCAAGGGTCGACCACGGTTTACCAGAGCCGGGCGCGTGTTCACGCCAAAGAAAACAAAAGATTTCGAGCTAAAGATTGCGGCCAGGGCAAGCGATGAAATGGTGTCTCTGGGGATTGATCCGTTCACCGTTCCGTGCAAGGTTTATATCTTGGCACAGTTCCCGATTCCTAAATCATGGCCCAAGAAGCGCGTAGAGGCCGCCACACGCGGGGAAGTGGTTCCCGGCAAGCCGGACATTGATAATGTGGCTAAGCTCGTTTTGGACGCTCTTAACGGCGTTTGCTTTGAAGATGATAAACTTGTTCAGACGTTAAAGATCACCAAGAAGTACGGTCAGCCGTTGTTGTTGGTGCAAGTGGAGGCAGAAACATGAGAACAACAAAACAAGACAAGCTGTGCATTGCAGCGGCCATCATCTTAACCGTGGTTGCAATCATCGCAGTCAGTATGGGGCTGATATGAAACCGGTCACGATCAGAGCAAAGGATCTGAGAAAGTTTGCGATCTTACCAATCAAAGCAATCACAGATCCCGAGGTAACAAGAACCACGGCACTCTCTGTGCTGGCGGCTCTCTGTAGTTACTGCGATGAAACCGGCTGCACATTCGTTTCACAAGCAAGACTGGCAAGTGATCTCGGTATCTCTCGGCAAGCAGTCAACAAGCAGCTAAGAAAGCTGAGAGACTTAGAGTATATTGTCAGAGCCAAGCGGCGTTATAAAGGACAAACAACCACCACGTACAAGGTCATCTATGACGATGTAAAAACAGAAGAAGAAGCACTTGCAAACTTATCACCAGCAGAGAGAATAGGACTAGAAGAACGCAGAGAAAAGCTAAGACAACAAATGGAAAACAAGCCATCAAAAGTCATCAATTTGCCTGTGGATAAGTCTGTGGATAAGTCTGTGGATAACTTTAAGGTGTCAACCTCAGAAGTTTCACAGGGTGCAACCTCAGAAGTTTCACCCCCTGAAACCCCAGAAGTTTCACTAAACAGACCATTTAACAGTATAGTTAACAGTATAAGTGATGTCAGTAGACAGTGTTGTTCTTTGTTTTTAAGAATTGCTGAAAGTTATGGAACTCCAAGACAGGTCAATGATAGAGATTATCAGATCATGGAAAGTTGGGTTAAGGATGGGCTGACGGTCCAGATCTGGGGCGATATCCTGAAGGACCATGCGAAATGGTGCCACGATAACCGCAGAGATTACCCGCGAGGGCTGGCTTGGTTCGCGGTTCCAGTGCAAAAGAAGCTGGGAAATGCACCAAAACGCGGTAAGAATACAATCAATGCGGTAGTAAAAAAGCTAAGACCTTGATATTAAACGATAAGTCATTTAACATAATACCTATTATGCGCCGTAATCGATTTAGTTCGGGCAACGCCAGCATCACGCGAGCCTTTTCGCAGCACGGCCAGCGCACGTTTGCGCACGACCGACCCCCTTGCCCCCCACCCCCGCGCCTCTTGCTGCATACCCCCACAAAAATATTTTCTGGTTTTTTTCTGGATTGTGTGCCATATCTATTTTTATCAATTAGGAAGGATTGAGTTATGAAGAAGATGTATCGAGTTGTTCAGGGTCAGAAGCGTCGGAATGATCCTGAGAAGAAGGATTGGGTGAGATTGGGTATTGCGTTCAGCGACAGTAACGGGATGCGAGTTAAGTTGAATGCGTTACCATTGCCTGATGAGAATGGGGAGATTTGGTTAAACTTGTTTGAGGATGAGCCGAAGTCTGGTGGTCAGCAGATGCGGGGATCTTCTCAGACAGAAGATGCTATACCGTTCTGATGGTTAGTTATGAAAAGTCTGGTGAAAGTGATGAATGGTACACGCCTCAATATATTTTTGATGCGTTGGGAGTTGAGTTTGATTTAGACGTTGCAAGCCCCCCTGGTGGACCAAGGTATGTGCCTACTAAATATTATTATTCATCTAATTCACTCGAAAAAGAGTGGCATGGATTTGTTTGGATGAATCCTCCATTTGGTCATCAATCCACAAAGCGGAAGTGGTTGCGGAAGTTTTTTTCTCATAAGAACGGAATAGCGTTATTGCCTGACAGAACATCTGCTCCTTGGTGGCAAGAATATGCTGCACTATCGGATGTTGTTTTATTTTTATCGCCAAAAGTAAAATTTGAGCGTATAGATGGCAGTATAGGAGAGCATCCTGGTACTGGAACAAATCTTTTTGCTGTTGGTCAAGAAGGAAAAAATGCAGTATTAAGAGCTTCAAATCTTGGCTCTGTTTTCTTTCCAAGTGGTGATTGCAATGGCCAGGACTAGACAAACTCCGATTGGCAGATTTGGCGGGGTACGTTTAGCACAGCGGCGTATTCGGACCAGTGAGACATTGGAGAATAACAAGGAGGCGGTTGCCCAGGAGTTGATTGCTCTTGGGACCACTTCGATAACTGAGATTATAAATCTTGATGGTTCTATGCGTCCGTTGGACGAGATACCGGATTATGCGTTACGGGCGATAAAGAAGATTGTTCCGATGCCGGATGGCCGTGTGTCGATTGAGTTGTTTGATAAGGTAAGTGTTTTGCGTATCTTGGCGAAGGCTGCTGGTTTCTTAGATAATCCTGAGAAAGAGAATGATAAGCCATCGATTGTTGGGATTAACATGCGTGGACCGGCGGCAACGACAGAGTATGCTGAGGTGGTGGATGAGGGTAAAGAATGATTTTTATCCTACTCCGTTTTCAATAGCGGAGCGTCTAATTACAGAGGCCGACAGTTTAGGCGAAGTTGTGTGGGAGCCGTGCGCGGGTGATGGGCGACTGGTTGAAATGATGCGAGACAAAGGTAAAACTGTAATCGCGGGAGACATAGCAACGGGACAGGATTTTTTCGAATATAGTTGGGCAGCCGCGCCCGTGATTGTTACTAATCCACCCTTCAAAGACATTAGGCGCTTCATCGATCATGCTTTTAGCATTGGCGTTCGACGAATGGCGCTCATTGTTCCTGAAAGAATATGGGCAAGCAAAACAGGTTTGGAGCAGTTTAACAAGCATAGACCAGCCAAATTTATCAATATGTCATGGCGCGAGGATTTTCTTAATAAAGGTGGATCGCCAGATCGAGCATTAGCTGCTGCCATTTGGACGCAGCCGCACAGCATATCAACGACATTTGAGGTTTGGAACAAACCATGAAGGATATCCCCAGCCTTGATTTAAACTTTGAGAACAGCCCGACTGTTTGGAAGTTTCTGCATGATGACAGCTTTGTTCGGGGGTTGATGGGTCCGGTTGGATCTGGGAAGTCTTATGGGTGTGCGGCTGAGATTATGTTGCGGGCGGTACGTCAGAGGCCCAGCCCCAGAGATGGGATCAGATATTCTCGGTTTGTGATTGTTAGAAATACTTATCCTGAGCTAAGAACAACGACGATTAAGACGTGGCAAGAATTGTTTCCAGAGGATGTTTGGGGTGGAATGCGCTGGCAACCGCCTATTTCGCACCATATTCGGATTCCGACGAGAGAGGACATTCCGGGCATTGATTGCGAAGTGATCTTCATGGCCCTTTCTTCTCCGCAAGATGTACGGAAGCTGTTGTCATTGGAGCTTACGGGAGCTTGGGTGAATGAGGCCAGAGAGTTGCCGAAAGCGGTGATTGATGGTTTGACGCACAGAGTTGGGCGATATCCGACAAAAGCGGATGGTTCTCCGACATGGTACGGCATTTGGATGGATACGAACCCGCCTGACAATGATCATTGGTGGCATGAGTTGGCAGAGAAAAATCCGATTGGTGGTCAATACCCGTGGACATTCTTCAGACAACCCGGCGGTGTTTTGGCGGTGGATGGGAAAGATGTGCCGGAGAATCCAGAGGCGCAGGGCCATGTGTTTTCTGGGGGCAAATGGTGGAAAACCAATGAGGATGCGGAGAATAGAAACAATCTGCCGCCTGGATATTATCAACAGCTTCTTGGCGGAAAGAATGCGGATTGGATCAGATGTTATGCGCAGGGAATGTACACGTTTGTGCAAGAAGGGCGTCCGGTCTGGCCGGAGTATGACGATGAGTTGATGAGCGGGGATGTTGAGGTCGATCCGTATTATCCGATGCAGATTGGTGTTGACTTTGGATTAACACCGGCGGCGATCTTTGGGCAGAGAACACAGGCAGGGGCGTGGCGGATCTGCGATGAGCTTGTGACGTTTGACATGGGCCTTGAGCGATTTGGTCAGGAAATGATGGCGCTGATTGCTCAGAAATATTCTAAGCATGATATTCTGATCTGGGGCGATCCGGCGGGGAATAAACGGGATGAGATTTACGAGGTTACAGCCTTTGACCATCTCAGATCACTTGGTTTCAAAGCACAACCAACAGAAAGCAATGCGTTTCAAGTCAGACGTGAGGCTGGGGCTAGTCCTATGGGGCGGCTGATAAATGGCAAGCCTGGTCTGATGGTAGATAAGAAATGCCTGAGATTGCGCAAATCTCTAAGCGGTGGATACTTTTTCAAGCGTCAAAGCATGGGCGCTGGGCAAGATCGATTTAAAGATACGCCGGTGAAGAATGACCATTCACACTGCGGGGATGCGTTTGGATATCTTATGCTGGGCGGCGGTGAACAACGCCGGTTGCGTAGAGGGAGCTATGGTAATTCCTTCGCAGCACAAAGCTATTCTGCGGAAACGGAATTTAACGTGTTCTGATGGGACTGATCCAGCTACCAACCTTTCAAATGCGAACCGATGAGCAAATCGTTCCGCTCACACTCAGCCATGTTTATAATATTAAGCTGGGGCCGCATGAGGAAGAATACGCCAGACATATACCGCACTACAGAGATTATGTTTGGGACTATTCTGTGCTGGGCTGGTCATGGACTGCTATCGGGCGCGGCAAGGTCATTGCTATCTTCGGAGTAAGGGATATATGGCCCGGTTTGGTCGAAGCTTGGTTTATTCCGGGCGAGGGCTTGGATCGCCACGCAAGGTCAACTTTGATCGGTGCAAGGGCGCTTTTGCGTGAAGTGATGTCTGATACAGATATCAGACGTATGCAAATCTTCGTAAAAGTGGACAATACCCGCGCATTAAGGTTTGCTAAGGCACTACATTTTGAGGTAGAGTGCATATTAAGAAAGTTTGGCCCAGAGGGGGCTGACTACTATGCGATGGCGAGGTTTGAGTAATGGCTGGACTAGGTGGTAGGCGGCGGAGAAGAGAGCCAAGCGTTGAAGAAGTTCGCGCTCAAGAGCAAGCAATAGCGGCGCAAGAACGGGCTGAAGAACGTGCGACGACCCAAGAACGAACAGAGATGCGGGGCGCACAAGCCAGAAGAAGATTACTTCGTCGCGGTGGTTTAAGATTATTATTCTCCCCAGCACGTCAAGAAGGACCGGGAATGGCAACGACCAGAATGTTGGGCGGGGGATCTTGATATGCCGAAGGGCGGGACTCAGCCACTAAAGGCACAAGCAAAAAAAGAAACGCTTGGATCTGATATTCGCATGGGTCTTGGCCTTGAACCAAAGTCGCCAAGCTTTCGGGCGCGTTCTGCAAAAAGCCAAAGAGCGCACGAGGAAATGCTGGAGCGATCAAGAAGAAACGAAAAGAAGCGCGAGAAGCGGAGAAGTAAACGCCCATCTGCGCAAATGCTTTTCGAGCAAGAGAAAGCCGCAAAACTGGCAGAAGAACGGGCCGAAGGACAAAAAAAGCGTAAGGCGTTTGAAAAGGCTCAGGGCGAAAGATACGCTCGCCGCCGCCGGTTGCTAATGAATATCTGATAGGAAGCAGTATGACAAAAATCAAAGAAGATTCTCGCGTTTACCAAAAAGCTGATCCCCAGCCACAACGCGCAAGAAATGAAAAGGGGCAATTGGTTTCAGATGATCCATCTACCCCAGACGTGAATGAAGCTTGGGAAGGCGGAAAGGCTCCAAAGAAAAAAGCCGCCCCAAAGAAAAAGGCAACAAGTAGTGGTAAAAAAAGCGTATCAAAATCCTAAAGGCGGATTGAACGCTGCCGGTCGCGCTTACTTCAAGCGCAAAGAGGGATCTAATTTAAAAGCCCCTGTCAAATCCGGCGACAATCCCCGCAGAGCGTCCTTCCTGGCTCGAATGGCGGGGAACCCCGGGCCGGATCGTGACAGCAAGGGCCGACCGACACGGAAATTGTTGTCGCTCCGCGCCTGGGGCGCTTCATCTACAGCGGATGCCAAACGTAAAGCTGCCGCTATAAGCAAGAGGAACAAGGCAAATGCCTAAGCTATCAACGAGAGAAGTCATTGCGCGAGAGGCAAAAGCACAAGCTCGCAAAGATGAATGGCGTACAATCTACGAAGATTGCTATGAATTTGCCTTGCCGCAACGAAACTTATACAACGGCTATTACGAAGGCAAAACGCCCGGCAAAAACAAGATGCAGCGTGTATTTGATTCCACTGCCATGTCCTCAACCAAGCGTTTCGCCAACCGACTTCAATCTGGGTTGTTCCCCCCTAATCGGCATTGGTGCCGGTTAGAACCCGGTTCGGCTGTACCTGAGCAAGATCAACCAAGAGCGCAGCAAATACTTGATGCCTATGTTGATATTATGTTTGACCAGCTACGTCAGACAAGTTTCGATCTGGCTATGGGTGAGTTTTTGCTGGATCTCTGCGTGGGTACAGCGGTTATGATGGTAACTCCGGGCGATGAAGTTACTCCCATCCGCTTTCTTGCGATACCACAGTATCTTGTGGCCATTGAGGAAGGCGCATATGGCATGGTCGATAATGTCTATCGCAAGCTGCGTATCAAGGCGGAATCCATCACAAGAGAGTTCCCAGACGTTCAGATTACAACAGAATTGCAAGATGCAATAGATCGTCGTGGTTCTGAAGAGCTTGATCTGTTTGATGCGGTTATCTTCGATCAAGAGACAGGCCGATATCATTATCACGTTATTTGGCCAGCCAAGGCACAAGAGATTGTTTATCGTGAAATGCCATCCAGCCCTTTCATTGTTGCTCGGTTCAGTAAAACAGCCGGTGAAATATACGGGCGCGGTCCTTTGGTTGATGCAATTGCAGATATCAAAACGCTAAACAAAACTCTGGAGCTTGTTCTCAAGAACGCAAGTCTAGCCATCTCAGGCGTGTATCTCGCCGCCGATGACGGTGTTCTAAATCCTCAAAGCATCAAAATACAGCCCGGTGCGATTATTCCTGTTGCCCGAAATGGTGGTCCACAAGGCGCATCCCTGGCCCCTCTGCCTAAGGCTGGAGACTTTAACACAAGCCAAATCGTTATTCAGGATCTCAGAGTAAACATCAAAAAGATCTTGATGGACGACACGCTCCCGCCCGATACCATGTCTGCGCGATCCGCCACAGAGATAGCACAGCGTCAACGTGAATTAGCTTCTAATCTTGGCTCGGCATTTGGCCGTTTGATGACCGAGATTATGACGCCTCTGGTTTCGCGCATCCTATTCGTTCTGGACCGTCAGGGCTTGATTAACATGCCCCTCAAGGTCAATGGTGTGCAGATCAAAGTCACGTCGGTATCGCCTCTTGCCGAGGCTCCCAAGATGGAAGAGGTCAATCAGCTTCTGAGCTTTATGCAGATTGCCAATTCTATGGGACCAATGGGCCAAGCAATTATTAACGTCCCAGAAAGTATTTCGTTCATTGCGGAAAAAATGGGGATCGATCAACGTGTATTAAATACACCGGAAGAGCAACAAATGATGATGCAGCAAATGCAGCAAGCTATGATAGAACAGCAGCAACCTATGCCCACTGATGAAACAGTAGCAGAGGCCATGCAATGAGTTCGCCAGACGGTTGGGAAGGAATAAGTCAAGCGTTTGTCGAGCCGCCAAAGGCGGATGATCTGGACATACTTTATGGACGGGTCTTTAAATCTGAGGAAGGTCAGAAGGTGTTACATCACCTGAGACAGATAACTATAGAACAACCATCTTGGTATCCAGGCGAAGATCCTAGTCACGGTTTTGTGAGAACAGGCATGACTGAGCTTGTGCGCCTGATTGAGCGCAGGGTGGGAAGGAGCAATAATGTCTGAACAAGCAGAAGCAATTGAAGTCTCTGAGGAGGCTCCTCTGGTTAATTTTCAAAGGCCAGAAGAACAGCCGCAAGAACAAGAACAACCGTTTCAATTACGGCCAGAAGAAAATGAAGAGGTTGATATTGATGATGGTGAACCGCTGGAACGTCCTGACTTTTACCCAGAAAAGTTTTGGGATGATGATGGCCCTGATGTTGAGAAGTTGGCAAAAAGCTATGCAGAGCTTGAAAAGGCTTTTAAAGCAGGTAAACACAAAGCGCCGGATGGTGATTATGACACTAAAGATCTGGTGGATAAGGGTTTGGACTTGGAAGATCCTTCAGTCCAGGCGTTTCAAGATTGGTCTAAAAAATACGGTATCTCGCAACAAGCTTTTGAAGAGCTTGCGGGGCAAGTCCTAGAGTTTTCTCAAGGTGGCCAAGAGGCCATAGAATATGATCGGCGACAAGAAATGCAGAAGCTTGGTGAGCGAGGCCAAGAAAAGATTGCGTATCTTGAGCGTCATATTACCCGCGCATCATTGACAAACTCAGAGCGCGAGGCTTTGGCCTACAGCCTGAACAGTGCCGATGCAATCAATGCAATGACCAAGTTTATTCAGGGTTATACGAATGAAGGCATACCGACAACGCCGGTTGTGGACACGCCTGAAATGACCAGAGAAGATCTTGCTTCAGCGATTGCAGACCCGCGTTGGCAGACTGATGCAGCATGGCGAACAAAGATTGAAAAGCAATGGGCGGCGGCAAATAGCTAGATTTTGTTGCAATCACTACATTTTGCGTGTATAGGCAGATTAAGGGCTAACCGCTGCGCGGCCCCTTGATGTGGTAATCCACTGGTGGGCGCGGCCACTTTCGCGCAAGCGACTGCCCGGTTTACATCGGCTAACAGTAAGCGTTTTGAGTTGAAACCTAATAGGAGGCTTCTGCTATGGCGCAGAGTATTACTAATGCCTTTGTAACGCTTTTCGATGAGGAAGTTAAACAGGCATACCAAGGCGAAGCGTTGCTTCGCGGCACAATGCGGACACGTACCGGTGTCCAGGGTAACACAGTAAAGTTCCCAAAAATCGGTAAAGGTGTTGCAACAGTTCGTGTTCCACAAACTGACGTAACTCCATTGAACGTAACCTATAGCCAGGTTACCGCCACAATGTCTGATTATATCGCAGCAGAATATTCAGACATCTTCCATCAATCACACGTCAACTTTGATGAGCGCCGTGAATTGGTGCAGGTTGTTTCAAAAGCGATTGCTCGCCGTATGGACCAGCTTTGCATTGATGCACTTGATGCGGCTGCATCTCCATCAACTGTTGCAACATCTGTTGGTGGTGCGGCTTCAAACATGAACATTGAAAAACTTCGTGCGGCTGCGAAAGCACTGAACGACAAAAATGTTCCAGCCGAAGGTCGTCACTTGTTGATGCACTCTTCTCAGCTTGACGCAATGCTAGGTGAAACTGAAATCACATCAAGTGATTTTGCTACCGTCAAAGCATTGGTTCGTGGAGAAGTTACATCATTCATGGGCTTCAACATTATCACAATGGGTGATCGTGATGAAGGCGGTGTTCCTAAGCCATCAACCCGTACTTGCTTTGCTTGGCATCAAGACAGCATGGGTTATGCTGAAAGCATCTCTCAGAAGTCAGAAGTAAACTACATCCCAGAGAAAACATCGTTCCTCGTAAGTTCTATGTTCTCTGCTGGTGCGGTTGCTATTGACGATGAGGGCATCGTTAAAATCAGCTGTACTGAATAAGGAGACTGACATATGGCTTTTGATAAAACAGGTTTCGGTGATGGGGGTCCAGGCAAAAAAGGCAATGCCCCTGTTATCTATACATATCAAACCGCAGATACGATAGCGACTGTAAACACAGAAGGCTATTTCAACAGCTTGTCAGATACTCTGGCGGTTGGCGATTTGATTTATGTTGTGTCATCTACTGGCGGCACTCGCGTAAGCACACTTACGCAAGTTCTGTCCAATACTGGCGGTGTTGTTGACGTTGCAGACGGTACGACACTGGCCGCAACGGACGGTGACTAATTATCCCCTGGGGGGCTGGGCAACTGGCCCCCTTCAAACTCTTGGAGGGCTATAATGGCAACTGGCGATACTGATGTAACAATTTGCTCTGATGCCCTTGTCCTTCTTGGCGCGGCTGCAATTACATCTCTGACAGATGGAAGTGATACAGCGGACGCTTGTAATAGACTTTATCCAGATCTTAAAAACCATCTTCTGACAGTTTATCCTTGGAGTTGGAGCCTTAAAAAAGTCCAACTTAGCAAGAATGTAACGGCTCCCATCAATGAGTGGGATAATGCTTTTGACTTCCCAGCGGATCTTATTGGAAGCCCGATTGCTGTTTTTGATAGCAGCGCAAGCGGTACACGTCCAAGACGATATGGATGGGAAATATATGGCACTCAGTTATTTACTAACCTAGATACCATTTACATTGATTATCAGGCAACGGTAACAGAGGCTAATATGCCAGCCTATTTCGTGCGGTTCTTGCGCGTAGCGTTGGCTTCAGAGATTGCAATTACCGTAACCGATCAGGCAACAAAAGCGGATTACTTTCGTGCGCAAGCATATGGTTCACCGGGTGAATCTGGTCGTGGCGGGTTGCTGCGTGAGGCCATGAACATCGATGGGCGTGGTCAAGGTACGCAAATTGTGGAGGACTATTCTCTTATTCAGGCGAGGTACTGATGAGAATTACGCAATATCAGTCTAACTTTTCTACCGGAGAAATAGATCCTCTTCTACGGGCCAGAACAGATCTTCAGCAATATCAGAATGCTTTAGAAGAAGCGACAAATGTTGTTGTGCAACCTCAAGGCGGAATTAGTCGTCGAGATGGTTTGGAGTTTGTTTTTGATTTTGGATCGAGCTTTACAGAATTTAAAATTATTCCATTCGAGTTTAGTACAAACGACAGCTATTTGTTGGTTTTTGTTGTTGGTCGAATTTACGTTTTTAAAAACAAAAATCTACAAAGAGATATTAATTCAAGTGGCAATGATTATATTACGGCCTCTGATATTACGGCAGCAATGCTTGATGAGCTTGAATATACGCAAGCTGTAGATACCCTAATTCTTTGCCATGAAGATCTTCAGACAAAACGTCTTGTGCGCAATTCTGACACATCTTGGACGTTTGAGAACCTGCCTCTGACTAATCCGCCACAATATGCTTACGCGCTTGATGAGCATTCTCCTAATTTTACAATCACGCCCAGCGCAACAACTGGCAATATTACAATTACTGCATCCTCTGTGACCACTGATAACGGAACAGCACAAGCTGGTACGGCAAATACAATTACTTTAAAATCAGCTTCATCATATACATCTGATGATGACCCAAATGGTATGTGGATAACGCTTACAGCCGGAACGGGTGCGGGACAGGAAAGATATATTTCAGATTATGTTGGATCAACAAAGGTCGCAACTGTCTATCCTGCCTGGACAACACAACCAGATAGCTCAACCAATTATAAGGTTGCAGCATTTGCGGCATCTGCGGCTAATAACTTTGCTCAAGTAGAAAACACTTTTGGCCGTGTAAAGTACATTTCATATGTCAGCGACACCATAATGAATGCTGTTGTTGAAGTTCCGTTCTTTGATACAAGCGGCGTTGTTGCTGGTAATTGGATTGGCGAATTTGGCTATGAAGATGTTTGGTCAAGCACTAGAGGCTGGCCAAGATCGGCAACTTTTCATGAAGGCAGATTGTATTTCGGCGGTTCTAAGTCCAGACCGAATACTGTCTGGGGTTCGCGTGTAATTGATTACTTTAACTTTGACTCTCATACCGGGCTTGATGATGAAGCTGTTGAAACGACGATTAATACAAACCAACTGAATGCAATTGTGAATATCGTATCTGGTGCGGATCTGCGTATTTTCTCAACGGGTGGTGAGTTTATTGTTGTTCAATCAGAAGATACACCAATTACGCCAAGTAATTTTTTGGTGCGACCACAAACCCGGCTTGGATCAAAGGCTGGTGTGCCAATTGAAGATTTAAACGGCGCAACGATCTTTGTTCAGCGTCAAGGCAAAGCTATCAATGCGTTCCAATTTGGAAACGATACCCGCTCTTATCAAGTGCAGAACATTGCTTTGCTATCATCTCACTTACTGAATACCCCGGTTGATATTGCTGTAAGAAGATCATCGTCAACAGATGAAGCGGATCGGCTGTTTGTTGTGAATAGTGGTGATGGATCAATGGCGGTATATTCTATCCTTACCGGACAGAATGTCATTGCACCCAGCAAGTTTACAACTGATGGTGAGTTTATTGCAATAGCTGTTGAATTAAGCGAAGTTTATGCAATTGTTAAAAGGACGGTGGATTCTGCAACTGTATATTATTTAGAAGTGTTTAATTCTGACTTTACACTAGATAGCGGTGTCAATGGTGGAGCAATAACAACTGTTCAATTAGGTCATTTACGTGGCAAAACAGTAAACATAATTAGAGATGGTATTTCAGAAAGCGCAAAAACAGTTAGCTCTGAAACCAATCAAATAGTTTTTGAGGTAGAAAATAACAGTGTGCCAGGCACAGGATTTTCGTCTGCATTAAATTTAAGGGCAACTTTTACTGGCACTGATTCATCTAATGCTGCTTTAGTTGAAATAATTAATTTTAATGATACGAATACAACCTCTTGGACGACAACGGGAAGTTTTAAATCTGTTAGCTCAATATATATAGATAACACAAGTGGAACGCCTTTTGCGGTATCAGGATATACTATAAACATTGGAATATCTGGTGATAACGACGCTATATTTGAAGATCCTTCAGATACGGTTGGCCCAACTGTTGATTTAAATGGGATTGTAGTAAAGAACGGTGTTGCTGTTTTTGGCAGCATAACTTTAGATACGGCGGCAACATCTACTCACCAAGTCGGGCTAAATTATACGGTCCAAGCAAAAACAATGCCAACTGAGCCAACACTATCGTCTGGATCTATTCACGGCATGAAGAAAAGAGTTGTTCAGGTTGATGCTCTTGTGGACAAAACCAAAGATCTGAAGATCAATGGCAAGACGATTGCATTTGATACTGAGAGTGGGTCGTCCGTGATTGCTGAATACACCGGATTAAAAACCGCGCATGGTTTGCTGGGATATGCTAACACTGGACAAATAACATTAACACAAACAGATCCTTTGCCAATGACGGTCTTGGGTTTGGAGTATAAACTGAGTACGGGGTCTTAACATGGCGGCAGTCGCACCTATAGCAGCACCTTTGATGTTGGCTTCATCGGCGGTTAGTGCATACGGTCAAATCCGAGCCGGTCAAGCCCAGCGTGAAATGTATGATGAGCAAGCCGCTCAAGCTAGAATGCGTGGGCGATCAGAGGCTATTGCATACAAGCAACAAGGCGCTGATGTTCTTCGTAATCTAAATGAAAACTTATCTGCAATTATTGCACGATCAGCGGCGGGAGGTGTTGATCCAACAAGCGGATCTGCGGCAGTCATGCAGCAATATGCAATGGCTGAAGGTATTCGAGAGAAGAATATTGCAGCGGATAATGCGCTCTTAGCAGAGGGTCAGGCGGCAACCCAAGCACATCAATACCGCATGGCTGGTCGAGCCGCTCAACAAGCATCTTATTTCCAGGCGGCGGGTACGCTTGGGATGGGTATTTATAGATATGGACAGTTAGCATAATGGCTAGATTACCGAGATATCAAAGAGCGGGTGTTCGCACTCGGCAACCTCAAGCCATAGAGTTTGCGGGCATAAGAGAACAAGCCCAGCTTGGCCAACAGATATCTCGCAGTTTCGATGAAATGTCACAGTTTCTATACAAGACAGGCGCAGAAGAGGCTGAGAGGCGCGGTATTGAGCGTATACGCACGGAAGGGGCGCAGCCGGTACTTGAGGCGCTTCGTGAACAAGGTGGCCCCAGAACCATTGCAGAGAAGGCTGCGTATGAAGCCGGTAATCGTGTGGCCGTTGCTGAGATCCAAGCTGAAGCAGATCTTGAAATTACAAGAATTTTAAATGAAGGCCAAAAGAATAAAACATCATTCTCTGCCATTCAAGCGCAGCTAAAAGATGTTACTGATGGTTTTCCGGCGGCATTGTCTAACATCGATCCGGTATCTGCCGGGGTTCTTCGTACCAGACTTACAGAAGCCTCTGGCAAAGCGGAGATGCGATATTCTAAGTGGTGGACCGGAGAACAGACAAAGCTTCGTAAGGAAAAGCAAAACCGCGTTTCTGCAAATGAGGCAGAGTTTATTATTGGTAATGCTACGGTTCCGGGTTACACTGTTCAAGAGATTGAGCTTGATATTGAAAGCGGATCTAAAACACTTACGGATTTAGGTGTAAAACCTGAGTTGGTTGCAGAATGGGCCGATGGTGTAAGAGAAAAAGCCATCAAAGAAAAAACAACATTTGAATTTTATCAAAAGCCTATTGAAGAACAACGCGAAGAAATAGAAAGCATTTTATCTGGCGATAAGACTTTGCCGGGTATGGATTTTGAAGATAGTGTTCGGTTTGTAAATGGATTGTTGCGGCCAGAATATAATCGGAATGTTGCGGCTGTTAAGGCTCAGTCTGATTATGTAGTAAACAAAATAGAAGATCAGCAAGAAGTCCTTGAAGATGGTGGTCGTCTTTCTCAGGAAATACTGGCGGATTTAAACAATGCGGTAGATGAAATTCTTACGGCTGATCCTCAACGTGGTCCTGCATTGCAAAGTGCTATGAAGTCTTTGCAAGAAACTGACGAGTTTTTTAGTGGCTTGCGTAGTCTGTCATTAACTGATGCTGAGGCTACGGTGTTTCAATTGCAGTCTGGCATGGAAGGTCGTGGCGGCGAGGGGATTGATACGGTACTTGAACAAAAGCGATATGAGCAAGCAAGTAAGTTCTTAGACAATATGAGAACCCAAATCAGCAAAGATCCTATGGGTTATGCTCAACGTGTCGGCTTTATTCAGGATGTTGAACCAATAATAGATTTAGTTGATGGTCGCCCAGTTGTTAATGAAAGTGCTATGCGGATCAGGCAAATTCAAGCGCAACAAGTGGCAAATCATTATGGTCTTGCCGCACCCAGACTTTTGTTTGGTGAAGAAGCTCGGCAAATTAGTCTGGTCTTAGATAAAGCGGAAGGCATGGCTAAATTAGATATGCTTGGCGCTTTAGCTTCATTCGATCAGGCGGCTGGTCAGGTATTGACGGATATAGCAGAATACAATCCAGAGATGGCGCTTGTTGGTGCGTTGGTAAATGAAGGCAGAATTGAAACTGCAAACATTGCGATTGCTGGTTTTGAGCGTTTGAAGCTTGGAGAAAAACCGGCTGAGTTTACGCCAGCAAATATAGATTTAGTGCATAGTAAATTTGGAAGAGCAATCACAACGCCCAAACATCATGCGGCGGTCAAAGAAGTTGCTAAGGCAATTTACACGGAAATGGCTGTAAGTAAGGGTGTTTTTACATTTGATGCTGATCTTTATGAGCGAGCCTATCAAGAGGCGGCAGGGCGAATGGAGCGCAATGGTAAGGTATATGGCGGTATTCAAGAGGTCCGTGGTATGCAAACCTTCGTAATGCCGGGGATGACAGGCGATCAGCTAGAACAATACTTAAATGAAATAAGTGTTGATGTTATTCAATCTGCAACGGGTCAGCAAATTAGTGGCAACTTAGCTCAAAAGATTAAAGAAAACGAATCATATAGATTTCGTAATGTTGGCGGCAATAAATACTCAATAGAATTTGGCGATAGGGGTGAGGCATTTGTTTTGGATGCAGATGGTCGGCCAGTTATTATTGATATTACACAATTACAAAAATCCTTTGGTTTAATACTGCCAGAAGTAAGCGCACCAGCAATGGGCACTGCGCAACCAATGCCCACTTCTGAAGAGATAACAACGGGCATAACGGGCTTAGAACAGATCACTGAAATATCTCCGGCAGCAGCCCAAGCACAACCTGGTTTAAGATTAGAGGATCTTCCAGAAGAGCTTGAATTTGTGCCTGGGTCTAAAGAAACCCGTGAATTGAGAAAAGCAATAGAAGACATTTCTGAAAGCCCTAGAAAAGAAATAATGATTAAAAACATTGAAAAAATGCTGGATTCAATTGAAGGAGTTAGAAACAGAAAAAGCACTAAAGCATATAAACAAATGATACGCAGAAAAATGGCTAAAAACCCAACATTCTTTATGTCTTATGATGATTGGTTGAAAACACAATGATACAGTTTGATCGATCAGATGCGTATGATTTTCCCGGCATGGTTGGTATTTCTGAGCCGGTATCTGACTTTGCAGAAAACTTTTTTGCTGCACAAGATAATATGCGTCTTAACGATCAGTCTCAAAGTAAAGAGCTTATTCTTAAAGATTTGTGGACGCCTATTGTTGAAGAGATGCGTGAGACATTCCCCAACCAAGGATTTGGCGGTCGTGATTTTGAGAACCCGGCAGACTTCTTAGGGATTGGACTAGGTGTTTATAGTTCAGCCGGTGGTCCACAGGACAGATATAACTTTGCTGTAAATACTCTCCTGAATTTTATGAACGAAAATCAGGAAAGCTTACCGGATCATTTAAAAGGGATTACGGTTCAAAGCTTAGAAGATATTGCAAAGGAACGTGCGCAAGCTGCAAGAAAATATGCTGAGGAAATTGGTGCGAGAAACTTTACGTTTAGCGGAACGGTTGGTCAATTTGTTGGTGGTGTTTCTGGTGTAATTGATGATCCTATCAATGCGTTTGGTATTATGGGGGCTGCATCCAAAAATCTATGGCGGTTAGCATTTACTGAGGCTGCAATTGGTGCGGGTACTGGCGCAATAGCAGAGGCCGGTGTTGCAGATTGGTATGAAGAATTAGGATATGATTACACATATCAAGACTTTCTTCGCAATGTTGCATACAATGCGGTGGGCAGCGCAACGTTTGGCGTGGGTATTCGGGTATCAGCGGATGCCGCAAAAAAGGGTTGGAATGCAATCAGCAAGTCTGGCAAGGCAAATAAAAACAGTCAAGCCTTAGCAGATGCAGCGGAAGCAAGAGAAGAGCTAGAGGCTGATAACCCATTTACAGATGCAGATTTGCCTTCGTCTCAGGCAGAGCATACTTCCAGAACAGTAAGCGCAGAAGCGGCGATTGAGAACAACACCTTACCAACAATGCCAAATGAGGCCACTATTCAGCCATCACCTGAGATGATTGAAGCGGCCACTGATAATCTTAATGGCGTTATGTTCTCTGTAAATCCAAGAGATGTAAATGTTGATGCTAAACGCTTTCAGTTTAAAGAGGGCGGCGATGAGTATGGTGTTACTGAGCGGTTGCGAGGTGTAACTGAGTGGGATCCTATTAAAGCCGGGACTGTTATTTTCTGGGAAGATGTTGATGGTAAGATATTTGTGGCTGATGGACACCAGCGTGTCGGTCTGGCTCGGCGCATCCAAGCACAGAAGCCCGATGAAAAAATAGAAATCATTGGTTATAAATTGCGTGAAACAGACGGTGTAAGCGCAGAGAAGGCCCGTGTAATAGCGGCAATGACAAATATAGCCCAAGGGACTGGTACAGCAATTGACGCCGCTAAGGTGCTTCGTATAGAGCCTGGGCGCATTGCAGAGTTACCGCCTCAATCTGTTTTGGTAAGACAAGCGCGGGATCTTGTGAATCTCAGCAACCGAGCATTTGGTGCAATTGTAAATGAGGTTATCCCAGCAAACTATGGTGCGATAGTTGGTCGGTTGATTGATAATCCTGATTTGCAAGATGCTGCTATTTCTGTTCTTGCAAAGTCAGATCCGGCAAACCTTTTCCAAGCAGAGGCAATAGTTCGTCAGGTTCGGGAAATGGACACTGTGCAAGAAACGCAAGTATCTTTGTTTGGCGAAGAAATTATCACAGACAGCTTGTTTACAGAACGCGCACGGGTTCTTGATAGAACAACTAAGCTTTTGCGTGGTGATAAGGCGGCGTTTGAAAGCCTAAGTAAAAACGCTGAACGTATTGAAGCAGAAGGCAATAAGCTTGCCAAAGAGCAAAACCAAAGGAGGGCCGACCAAGATGCCCAAGCGATCACGCTCCTACAGGCGCTTGCAAACCGAAAAGGCGTCCTCAGCGATGACCTCTCAGCGTCAGCAAGAACAGCTAGAGAAACAGGAAACTATGCAGCAGCAGCCCGAAACTTCGCCGATGCTGTCAGACGAGGAATTGAACGAGGCGATTTTGATGGGGCGTCAACTGGCGATGTTGGACGCGCTGTCGATGTTGCGCCGCAAAGCCGCGCAGACGCGATTGAAGAAGAGCCAACCCTAGAAGGATTTGATGAACCAACTGGACCAGCGGTTGAAGAGCAATTAGATCAAATGGTATTAGATCAGTTTCGAGATATGGAAAATATTCCTGAACAGGAGCTTGATTTAGAAATACCACTGACAACTAGGTTTGATGAAGAAACTGGCGAGCTTTTGGCAGAAACAAAAACATTGCGTGATATTAAGGCTGATATCGATGCAGAGGATGCACTGATTAACCGTTTGGGAGTATGTGGTCTATGAGTACGTTTAAGCAGTGTGTTCAGGATGGTGTAAAAGATGGTGAGATTACACAAGCACAAGCGGATGAATACGGCAACTTGTTTGATAATCTGGTCGAGCAATACAACAAACAATTAGGGTCAGGCCCAGCACAAACAAAAGCTGGGATTGATGCAGCGGCGGCGGTGCGCAAAAAGTCTATAGAGCGCAAGCGTCAAGCAATGCTACAAGCAATAACCTGGAAACAGATTAGCGTGGATATGGCAAGCTATCGCAATGTTGCTGGTCAACAGAATATGAACAAAGCGGCATTGGCTCTTTTTGAACAAGACATCAATTCAAAATATGCAAGCATTTCGCAGCTAGAGGCCACGATCCAGCGCGGCGCAACCCGAAAGATGGATAAGTTTTTAGCAACATTTCGTCGGGATCTGGTTGGTCGAGTGCGGAACAAAGCGCAACTTAACAATATGATAAAGGAAGTTTTCAACGAAAGCACTGGCGATGCCTCTGCTAGAGAATTGGCATTGGCGTGGAAAGAAGCGTCTGAATATTTACGCAAGCGTTTCAATGCGGCGGGGGGTGCTATTCCAAAGCGTTCTGATTGGGGATTACCTCAGCAACACAGTACCGTAAAAGTACGTGAAGTTGATTTTAACGAATGGCGAGATTTTATTATTGGCCGTTTAGATTTTGAGCAAATGAAAGATATGGAAACCGGACTGCGCTTTTCCAGAGAAAAATTAGAATTTGCTTTAAGAGATGTTTACGACACAATTAGCAGTGACGGAGCAAGCAAGATAAAGCCAAGCGGTCGGCCAACTGGCGGCAAGTCTTTGGCAAATAGAAATGCAGACCATCGTTTCTTAGTGTTTAAAAACGCAGATGCTTGGATGGAGTACCAGCAAAAGTTTGGCAATGATAATCCCTTTGATGTGATGATGGGGCATATCAGCAATATGTCTAGGGACATTGCATTTATGGAACGTCTGGGGCCAAACCCTATGGCGACTAAAAACTTTATTAAACAAACATTAGAAAAGTCTGCTAGTGGAGATCCTAAAGCAATAGATGCAGCCAATTCTACAAACAGAAAAATTGATGAGCTTTATAATATTCTTAGAGGTACACATAACACCCCGGTAAATAGAAGGTACGGGACGACCTTTGCTGGAATAAGGCAGCTTTTACAAGCAGCCCAGCTTGGCGCTGCGGCCATATCTGCAATCACAGACGTAAACTTTAATCGCATCGCACGGCGCATGAATGGCTTGCCGCAAACAAAGACGCTTATGCAATATATAAAACTGTTGCAGCCTTTAGGTGCTGAAGAAATGGGCAAACTTGCTATACGCATAGGATTAACGGCTGAAGGATGGTCTACCCTGGCGGCTGCACAAATGCGTTATACTGGCGAAATATCAGGTCCAGAAGTAACGCGCCGGGTTGCTGATTTTGTAATGAGAGCATCGCTTCTATCACCAATGACACAAGCCGGGCGCTGGGCTTTCGGCATGGAATTTCTGGGGGCGCTGGCCGATAACGTAGGCAAGTCTTTCGATGAATTAGACCCGATGTTCCGTAAGGCTATGGAGCGTTATAATATTAACGGCGATCGTTGGGATATTATTCGGCAAACAGAGCTATACGATCATAAAGGCGCAAAGTTTTTACGGGCTGAAGATATAGAGTTTCGTGATGACATCGATCCTAGATTGGCTAGAGAATTAGCAACCGATATTATGCGGATGGTTGAGACTGAAACAAACTTTGCGGTTCCATCAACATCAATCCGTGGCCGGGCTGCACTTACTGGTGATATTCCCCCAGGTACAATTGCTGGCGAGTTGGTACGATCATTTGCCATGTATAAAAACTTTGGTGTTACATTGATGATGACCCATATCGCGCGTGGAGCCGCCGCTCCAGGTGTTAAGGGTAAAGGTAGATATTACGCGGATTTAGTTCTTAGCACGACACTCATGGGCGCTTTGGCCATCCAGCTAAAAGAAATGTCTAAAGGCCGTGATCCTAGATCTGTTGAAGATCCTGAGTTTTGGGGTGCTGCATTCTTGCAGGGTGGTGGCTTCGGAATTTTTGGTGACTTTTTGTTTTCTGATGTCAACCGTTATGGCGGAGGCTTAGAGCAAACAGTGGCGGGACCAGTTGTTGGTCTTGCTAATGATATAAGAAAATTGACTATTGGCAATATTTATCAGGCAGCGGAAGGTGAAGATACAAATGTAGCGAGTGAAATGATTGGCCTTGTTCACAGATATATGCCAGGCACATCGCTTTGGTATTCGCGCCTTGCCTTTGAGCGGATGTTCTTTGATCAAGCAAAACTGTGGGCTGATCCCGATGCTGGCAAAAAGATCCGGCGTAATATTCGCAAGTATCAAAGAGAATATGGTCAAGATTACTGGTGGACACCTGGACAAATGCAACCGTCAAGAGGACCAGATTTTGACAATGTGTTTGGAAATTAGATAAATATCTGGTATAGGGCTTATAAAGGAGTGGCAAAATGGTGAAATCAAACCTCAGAGGCAGCAACCCGGCAGACGGTGCGGCTGCGGTAACGCCCAATGATGGCGCGGATTTAGCGCATGTTGCAAGGGCTTTGTATGTTGGTGGCACTGGTGATATAAAGATCGATACCCCAAACGGTGATACGGTTACATTCAGCGCCGTTCCGGTTGGTATCTTCCCGGTCAGAGCAAACAGAGTTTACAGCACCGGCACAACTGCAACTAACATTGTGGCCTTGTACTAATGTTTATTGGGATCAGTACATCGATCCATGCTATGGTGGGGTACGCGGCTGCTGTTAGCAACTGGATTCTTGCAACGGGTGCTTGGAGGGATATAGGCGTTTGGGATGATACTGATGTTTGGAAAGATGCACCATAAAGGAGCTAGGTAATGGGTACATTTATTGACGGTGAAAGCGGCTCCTCAGTCCGTACAAAGATAAACGCCGCCATAGAAAAGACAGAAGGCACAAGCGCAATCAGCACAATTGATGTTGATGGTGGTGCTATTGATGGCGTAACAATTGGTACTAACTCTGCGGTTACTGATCTTCGAGTTGATAACTTACAGTTAGATGGAAACACAGTTTCTAGTACAAACTTAAATGGCGATGTGAATATATCTCCAAATGGCACTGGCACAGTTGTAATTAATACTGATCTTGATGTTGATAACATTAACATTAACGGGAATGCTATTACCAGCACGGATGCCAATGGCAATGTTACAATCACACCAAACGGTACGGGTAAAACTGCAACAACTAATCTGACCTACAATGAAGTACAGTATGCCAGCTTGGGAACAACGGGAACGCTGACACCTGATCCTGCAAATGGGTCTGTTCAGAAGATTACCTTGACAGGCAACATTACAATCAACGCGCTTGGTGGCACTCCTGCGGCTGGTGACAGCGTAACACTGGTTATTGTTCAGCCAGCATCAGGCAACTATACCTTGACTTCTACGATGAAGTTTGCGGGTGGTACTAAAACGCTTTCTACGACTTCAAACTACATTGATGTTCTTACGATTTACTATGATGGAACAAACTATCTTGCGAATCTTGCGACCAACTTTAGCTAGGATACTGTAATGCCATTAGTCTTTGGGAGATCAATACTTGGATTTGGGGTTGTTGCTGGACCGCCCGCTCCTACTTGGACTGATCCAGATTTAGCTAATGCTAGTTATGATAGTGTTAGCTTTTATGTTGGTGCAGCGGATGGTGTGCCTTCAGATTTATTCTTTAAGTCTGATGGCACTAAACTTTATATTACAGGTTTTATTGGAGATGACGTAAATGAATACGATTTGAGCACTGCTTGGGATATAACATCTGCTTCTTATGTGCAGAATTTTTCTATTGCGGCAAAAGAAACATCTCCACGGGTAACATTTTTTAAGCCAGATGGAACAAAAATGTATGTGTGCGGCACCAGCAGTCAAAGTGTCCACGAGTATGGCCTGAGCACTGCTTGGGATGTTTCTACGGCTAGTTTTTCCAGTTCCTTTAGCGTGGCAACGCAGGACACCTTACCATCTGGAATGTTTTTTAAGGATGATGGAACAAAATTTTTTGTAACAGGCGATAGCGGCAATGCTGTTTATGAATATTCTATGTCTACTTCATGGGATATAACTACATCTTCTTATTCTGGCAATAGCTTTAGTACCGCGTCACAAGACACATCGCCAGTCGGTATTTTTTTTGCTCCAGACGGCGATTATTGTTATATAATAGGACAGGCGACAAATTTTGTATATGAATATTCTTTGAGTACGGCATGGGATGCGTCAAGCGCCTCATATGTTCAAGGATTTGATGTCTCAAGTCAGAATACCAATTCTCAAGGTTTGTTTTTTAAGCTTGATGGCTCCAAAATGTACGTTGTAAATTCTAATACCGATACAATCTACCAATACTCAACATAGGTGAACCATGAGCAAACAAACAGCAGCAAGCGCCCATGATAGGATAGACGGGATTGAACCAAGAATAGCTAGGCTAGAGGCTGAGTTATCTACGCTTCAACGCAGTGTTCAACGTGTAGAGAATATCTTAATTGGTACGGCGGCATCGGTAATTGGTTTACTGATTACGGTACTAATGAGAATGGGATGACATGCGTTCTGGTCGCAGTATTGTGGGGCCAGAGTTTTTCTTTCGGATTATATAAAGTTTGTGCATATGATTGTGGTCAAGAAAGGCCCAGCCATGTTTGGTATGACAAGGCATATATAGCGCATCCTAATTACAACTGCCCAGCGAGGTTCTATGCAACATGATAGACCCAGTGACCGCGATAGCAGGGGCAACAGCAGCATTTAATTTTTTAAAGAAGGGCGTTCAAGTTGGGCGCGATCTTCAAGACATGGGCAAGCAGCTACAAGATTGGGCTGGCTGCATGGCAGAGTTGGATCAGGCTGAGAAGATGGCAGAGAAGCCACCTTGGTATAAGGCTCTTGGCTCTGGTACTCAGGCTCAAGCGATGGAAGTTTTCTTAGCAAGAAAGAAAGCGCAGAAAATGCGTGATGAATTGCGTGAGATAATATCCCACCCCGCCATTCTTGGCCCTTCTCATTGGCAAGAGTTTCTTAGAATAGAAGCTGAGATTAGAAAACAAAAGCGAGAGCATGAGTTTCGCCGCATGGAAATCAAGCAAGCTATTATTGAATGGGCTGCTGGTATTCTTTTGTTTATTGTTTTGATGGGCGGTCTTGTTGGATTCGTATGGTTGGCTAATGCTTGATCCAGTAGGCAGTCTCCCCTTTGCCATAGACGCCCAGAGAGCGCGTGAGAGCATCGAAAACCATCAAGCGCAGCAACAGGTGCAGAAAGAGCATAACCGCGCTCACAAGCTCTCTAAGGCGCTGGAGAGACAACAACTTGATTTAATGCTCAGTTATGATAAGTTTGGCGCGTCCAATAGTGGACTTCAACCTCAAGGCCAGATCGTAGATATGGAGGTCTGAATGGTACAAATCACAGCAAAATATATTGACAGTCTCAAGATACTTCCGCGCTTGATGATGCTGGCAGTGACCGTCTTAACTTATCAAGCAGTACATTGGTTTATGTCATTGCCTGATCCATCGGTTGCACAATCAGGATTGGTGTCTGTGTGCATGGGTGCGCTTACTGGTTGCTTTGGCATCTGGATGGGCAAGGAATCCAAGACGACTGTAACTTCTGACAAGGTTGTTCACGAGGAAAAGTATGACAACCGTTGAGGATTTTATGGTGTACCTGATGGTCAGGGCGCTTGAGTTTCTGCTCAATACCAAGATGAGTTTATATGGGACGGTGATGGTATGATTACACTTCTTGGAAGTCTGCTAGGGTTTGGTACGTCATTTCTGCCAGAGGTTTTGAATTACTTCAAAGCAGGGCAAGAGCATAAGCACAATCTTGAGCGGATGAAAGTTGAAATGGACCTGATGACAAAGCGCAATGAGTTGCAGCTTAACATCATGGATAAGCAAGCAGAGATTAAAGAAACAGAAGGTTTATATAAGCATGACAGTATTGATGCAGGTTGGTTCATTAATGGACTTAGAGGGTCTGTCCGTCCTGTCATTACTTACGTTTTCTTTGCTCTTTTTGTTGCCATCAAAGTAACGGCTCTTATTGCTCTGATGGATGCTGGGAATGACTTAGGCCGTTCTCTTTCTCTAATATGGGACGATGCTACATCTGGACTGTTTGCTGCTATAATCAGCTTCTGGTTTGGGGGTAGGGCTGTAGGCAAATACATGAAGGTGAAACCATGAGTTATAAACTAGGAAAGCGCAGCTTAGAAAGGCTGGAAGGTGTTGATGAGCGGATGCAATCA